CGCTTATGTGTATCTTGATCAGCACAATGGTGTGTCGTTGAGTGACATGCCTGAGCGCGCCCGCGACATGTGGGGCAAAACGATACGGGTCAAGGGGCTTGGCAATGGCTGCACATTGTTTCGACGCAAGGCATTGGAACGACTGACGTTCACCGTGCGTGGACCGGCAGCGCAAGATTGGTACATTGCCCTAGACGCGGATCGGCGGCACAACCTGAAACAAGTTTGCAACACCAATGTGGTTTGTGGGCATATGAGTTTGACGCCAAGACCATTTGTAGTATGGCCCGATCCGCAATCATTGTATTTGTATCGCATGGACATGAGGACATAACATGGCGATTTTACAGCACACCACTGAGCGCACCATCAGCCCCACCGTTGATACATCGGCTTACGCCGACGGTGATAATATCGGGGGAACCGAATACCAGATCACCGATATTGTCAACAACGACCAGGGGGGATTCATCTGGACGATCACGGTTCAGGATTACGCTAAACAAACACCGGAATTCACGCTGTTGTTCTTCAGCAAGGAACCGGAAAACACCACATTCACTGACAACGCCGCGTTGGACATCCATGACAGCGACTTGCCCTATTTCGTGGGGCACATCAGCATCACATCCAGCGAATATGCCTCACTGTCCGATAATGCGGTCGCCACTAAAACCGATGTCGGCATTGGGTACGTGGCGCTGGACGACGACTTGTGGGTTGTTTTGGTTGCAGATGGAGCGGCAACGTTCACGGCTGGAACAGACTTGGTGATCAACATCATCTTCAGGATGGACTAATATGCTACGCGCGATTTTCGGCGGACGCAAAGATGCGTCCACATCTGAACAGTCACGCGCGATCATCCCCACCGGCACCGAAGTGTTTATGATTGGACCGGATGGTACGATGGCCACGTTGCGTGGCAAGACAACATCATCCGGCAGCAGTTGGGTGCCAACGGGGGTGCAAGGTCGCCGTGCGCTGGACTTACAAACCAGTGACACCGGGCGTACCCTGGCCTACAGCGCAAGTGTGTGGGCTTTTCGTTGCGCAAACATTCGGGCCGGAAAAGTCGCTGAACAACTGCAAAACGCTCAGTTGTACAACAAGGACACCGATCAGGTTGTGAGTGATGGCCCCTATCAAGAGGCGATCGCATACGCCTACAAGCGCTATTTCCAAGAGTTCTATTTTGACCTGACGATCAACTCGTATATCTATGGCGAGGCATTTGTTGAGAAGATGCCGCTGGTCATGGATATTGGCATCGGGCAAGAAATTGTCGCTGGTCCTGGCGGCATGCGCGTGCTGCCGTCGGTGGCGGTTGAGCCATACATTCCGTATGGCGACATCGAGGGTTACGATTTCCTGGGCGATGATGGCACAATGGTGCGCTTCAAACCCGACGAGATCGCCTACTATAAACTCTTTAACCCAGCAGACACCTTGCGCGGCTTTTCGATGATGGACGTGGCAATGGAAAGCGTCAACGTCGATATGTACGTGGTGCGCTTTGCCAAGAAATACTACGAGAATGGCGCGCGTCCTGGCATCGTGTTCACGCCTAAAGAACTTGACCTGGATGACTCCGACCTGGAAAGCATAAAGAATGCATTAAGGCGCGAAGTCAAGGGCGTTGACAACTGGCACAAACCGCTGTTCCTCACTCGCGCGCTGGATGCCACGCTGTATCCGTCGCCTGAGATGGAAGACCAGGGCTACTTGACTGACGAAAGCCGCGAACGCATTGCCAGTGCGTTTTCGGTGCCGGTGGGCATGATCACGTTCGGTAATGCCCGCTATCAATTCAGCCCTGAGTTGCGCAAGTCATTCTATGAAGAAACGGTGATCCCAGATGTCAAGCGCTATGTGCGCTGGCTGAACGCTCACATGCTGCCGTTCTTCTATCCCAATGGGGATCATGAACTACGCTATAGCGGTGATGGTGTGATTACGCTGCTCGGTGAGCAGGCGCAACGCATCACAATGGTGAATGAGAAGTTTGATCAGGGCGCGATCACGTTCAATGAACGTCGCCTTGAGTTGGGCTACACACCGATTGAGAACGGCAACTTTTATTCCTTGCCAGCCGGTCGTGTGTATCTGAGTTCTGAAGAAATGCAACAGCTTGTGGGTGGCATGGCGCAACCGAATCTGCTTGGCGGTCTGTCTCAGGGGGCAGGGACACCTTCCTTCACGATAAACTCTACAGGCCAACAACACGATGCTGACGAAAGCAAGACGGCTTCTCCTGGTAGTACCAAAACGAGCCTGCCCTCTGATGCAGATTTCCAAGCACCACCGCAAGATGACGTGTTGGACGAACTGCGGGCCTGGGAAAAGAAAACGCTGAATGGCGGACCACGCAAGGCGCTTGACTTTGTGTGTTATCACACCCCTGGCGCAGTTCAAGAGAGCGTGCGGAGCGAATTAAAACTCCTTGATGACGAGGCATCGCAATCGGACATCCGCACGCTTTTCTCTACCATCCGCGACGAAATCGAAGCAAAGGCAATCCAGGCCACACGGATTGAGTTCGAACTTGAGATGGAAGCGCTGCTCTTGTCTGCGCGTGCTGAAAACGGCATTGACCGGCGCACGCTGGCCAACCGTCTGCGCACAGCCATACGCAAGTTTGGCGAAATGGCGTACCGGGATGGATTGGAATCCGGTGGCGTAGAAAAGCCCGAAGACGAACCGCTCGATCCCGAAGACTTGGCCGAAGTCAACCGCTTGGCAGCAGAACAGTCGGGCTTTGTCACGAACTTTGGTGCTGAAGTCTTTGACAAGAAAGCACTGAGCGATGGACAAGCCCAGCGCCGTCCGGCCATGTGGTATCGCAAATCCATTCACCCCTTCTTCATGGCAGGGTTAGCCTCTGCTGACAAGAACGGCATGTATGAATGGCAACTTGGCCAAACAGAAGAACACTGTTCAGATTGCTTGCGCCTAAACGGTCAGCGTCATCGACTGCGCGATTGGTACCGCAAGAATCTGATTCCACGCAGCGACAAACTTGAATGCGGCGGTTTTGAATGTGACTGCCGCTTGGTGAAAGTACAGGGAAGGGCACAAGGATCATTCTAATGACAGACTTCACGAAAATTAACGGCATTGGCAAGAAAACCTCTGAAGCGCTTTATAAGGCTGGGGTTGAGGACTTCGCCCAACTTGCCGCGCTCAGCCCTGACGAGATCGAACAGATGTTGTCCGATCAGGGTGTGCGTGTGTTGGGCAATGTCGAGGACTGGATTGCGCAAGCCCGCGATCTGTTTGTCCCAGGCCAAACTTACACGACGGGGCAAGGCTATGCCACAAACGACTTTATGGCCGAACAGCCGGTATGGGAGAAAGTCGATGAAGCGCATGCAGAAATAATTGCGCTGGGTGGCGAGGTCTATGTCACAAACGACGCACAAAAAACCTGGGCGAAAGTCGATGAAGCGCCAGCCTGGAACTATGACTTCGGCGGAGCAGAGTTTGACGACGAATCGTTTTTAGCAATGTCAAACCCCGCTGATGGTGGTACGTTTTTCCTTGAATTCAGCGCGCATGAATTGGCAAATCTCAAAGCCTTGCGCGATACGATGACGCGCTTTTTCGGGCCAAACATCACGGTTGTGAGCATGATCAGGCGCATGCTTAATGAGCACCTTATTCAGCATGGATATGAGAAGCTAGACCTATGATCGCATTCAACGCCCACGTTAATTATCGCTTGCTCAACAAGTTGCGTGCATTGCCGGATGAACTGAACCAAGAGGCTCACGACATCCTGCGCGATAACGTGTCTCGTTTCACGCGCCAACTGGTAGAGAAGCGCTTGATTAATGCGGTGCCCAATCAGGTATGGCGTGGCCCCTTCTCGTCACCCGATCAGCAGGCAGCATATTGGGCAACGCGGGGTTTCGATTCCTGGGCACCAGGAGCAAACAAGCCGCCCACGATGCGAAGTGGCAAAACAAAGAAGTGGCATGTACGGGCACAATATCGCGCTAAGTCTTTTTTTGGTGAAATAATCGTCAACAACCTTGAGATGAATGAATCACACACCTACAAAGACGGCAAGCGCGTGAATGACAATATCCCGTACTGGCAATATGTGATTGGCGGTCGTCAGCAGGGCTTTCACGAGCGCGCGGGTTGGTACAACGTGGATCAAGAAATCACGTACATCAAAAACGCCGTGGGCACCTATGCCGTGGCAGCGTTCCGCGATCTGTTCGAAGATAAACTGAAGGACTTAGGCTAATACGCCAATCTGTATGATATGGTATACTATGTGCAACGAGGTAATGAACTATGCCCTACAGCGGGATCAATGACAACGCACTACCAGACGCTGTATTAGACCTATCCGCCAAACTTCGCAGGATGTGGGTGTCGGTCTTCAACAGCAGTTACGATGAGCACCAGGATGACAGCCGCGCGGCGGCGAAGGCCTGGGCAACCGTCAACAACGACCGTGACAAGAAAGCAGTCGATGACGAGCGCTACCTGTACTTTGGTGGTGGCGTCAAGGCGATGGCTGAAGAAGGGCGCGTTGGGGGCTATCTCGTATTGTGGGGCAATCCAGAGAGTCGCGACCTGCAAGGTGAGTATTTCACCAAAGACACCGACTTTCACCTGGATTGGTTCAACAACCGCCCCGTGCTCTATCAGCACGGACTAGACAAAACCATGAAGTCAACCCGCATTGGCGAACTGGTATCACTCACGAAAGACGATGCGGGGATATGGGCTGAAGCCCAACTCGACATGCGAAACCATTATGTTCAGAAAGTGTGGGAACTGGCGCAGCGTGGCGTGTTTGGCTGGTCCAGCGGATCGCTGTCACACCTTGTAAGTGTGAAGGGTATGCAGATCGAAGAATGGCCTTTGATCGAGGGGTCACTCACCCCAACGCCCGCTGATCCGCGAACATTCGCTGGTATTCAACCGTTGAAAGCGCTCATAAGCCTTGTCGAAGATGCAGAGGAGTCCGATGCGACTGAGGTGCAAGAAGACGAGACTGAGGTGCAGCCCGACGTTGAAGAATCATCTACTAAGGCAGTGGTAGACAATACCGTTGCTGACATGGAAGAATCTGAGGACATTGACATGAATTTCGAGCAAGCACTGAAGATTGCGCAGACGTTGCTGAGCAAGCTCGGTCAGGAAATGGACGCTGACGAACTGGAAGCGACCATCAAGGCGGTTTTGGAAGGCGCTGAAGACGTAAACGATCCTGAAAGCATCGTTGATGCGCGCGAACAAGCGGCCAAGATGGTTGACGACATCGCCAACGCCGTTATGACCAAGCTGGCATTGCAGGAACGTGATGCAGCACTGGAAGATGAAACCAACCGTGCGGCGAAAGCCTGGACGGACAAACTCGCTCCGAAGTCGAAGGCACCTGCTGGCGTCAAGAAAGACGTTGAGCGGCGCGGCCCCGACATCAAGATGCGTACACAGTACGATAGCCTCTCTGCCGAAGACATGAGTTTCATGTTCAACGTGCAGAAGATGATCGATGGCTGGAAGCCCGATCAAGCGTTTATGCGCGAACTGGCTGACAAGGCCACCAAAGCCTATCAGAACGGCAAAATTGGCTTTGCACCTGAGAACGAATCGGCTGCCATCAAGGGCATGCGCGAATGGGCCGACATGGGCGGTGGTCGCAAGTCTGACGAAATCGACTACTCGACTCAGTCGTCTTACGGTGATGAATGGGTTCCGACTCTGTGGTCGGACCAGTTGTGGGAAACCGCCCGCATCGACAACCCCATTCTGCCCGCCATGCGCGTGATCGAAATGCCGTCGAATCCGTTCGAAGTCCCGCTGGAAAGCGCTGACCCCACCGTGTACTACGTGCCGGAAACGACCGACGAGTCGCAACTGGCGATCAACAGCAGCAACAACCCGATGCCGGACAGCAAGATCGGTTCGAGCAAGGTGACGCTGACCGCTGCAAAGTTGGCCCTCCGCGTGGGGTTCTCGTCCGAACTGGTTGAAGACTCGATTATCCCGATCATCCCGCAGTTCCGCCGTCAGGCGATGCGCACGATGATGGACGAAATCGACTCGGTGATCCTGAACGCTGATGACACCGCTTCCGGTAACATCAACTATAACGGCGGCACGCCCGCCACAACCGCCAGCTACAAGGCTCAGTCCTACGGTTTGCGCCACACTGCCATCGTTGACAATAGCGGTGGAAACGCCGTGACAGCGGCGGGGCAGTCCGTGACAGTTCGCAAACTGCGCGACCTGCGCTTTGCACTGGCCGACGCTTACGCTGTGCGCCCCGACGAACTGATGTACATCACCAATGCATCGGTGATGGCGAAGTTGCTGGGCATGGATGAAGTGCTGACCAAAGACAAGTGGGGCGATATGGCCACCATTTCGAGCGGTCAGTTCGCATACTTCGACGGTTCACCGTTCGTTGTGACTGCCGAACTTGGTCTGTCGTCTAGCACGACCGGCAAGGTGTCAAGCACCGCTGGCAACAACATCTATGGTTCGATTGTCTGTGTGCATCGTCCGTCCTGGGTGGTTGGTTATCGCCGCCGCGTTCGCACGGTTCTGGACTACTACGGCCCGCTGGATGCCTACCAGATGGTAATGACCGTTCGGATGGCCATTGGTCGCCGTGACGTGTACAGCGCCAGCATCCTCTACTACCTGGATGTCTAATCAGTACGGGGCGGTTGCCCGCCCCTGCTGAACTTTGGAGGATAACATGGGCAAAGAAGAAATCTTCATCGGCCATCCGGTTGTTGCGTTGAAGTTTGCGTTGGCGAACTTTGCGGCTAACCAGGACGGTACGACTGTTCCGGCTGACACCAACGCTGATGCGTATGCGCTCCCCTGGGGCGGATCGATCATCGGACTGTCGGTGAGCCTGAATGCGGCAGTGACCGCCGAAACGATCACGTTCAAACCGACCGTGGGCGGCACCGAAGACACCGACTTGTCGGTGCAACTGGACACGACCAACACCCAGCGTTACAGCGCACGGTGCGATGTGGGCAAAATTCCGTTCACCGCAAACGCGGCAATCGGAGTGGTGTATGACTCGCATGCATCGTTCACGCCCACCACGGCTGATGGCGTTGTGACACTGTTCGTGGTCTTTGACGAGGTGGAATACTAATGCAGCAAGGCGCAGGGATTGTTACGCTCGATCAGGTTTTTGATCAGGCGGATCAAACGGTCGCATACACCGCAGCCCAGGCGCGCAAGTGGCTCAGGCTGATTGATGGTGCATCGCGGATCATCACGCAATTCACGCGCCGCTCATTCGTTCCCTATCGTCAGGCAAAAACGTATGACGCGAGGGGCGGGCACATCGACACCTATACTTTGCAGCTAAACGCTGACCTACTCGAAGTCGAAGCACTAACCAATGGCGATGGCTCAACCATATCAAGTTCGCAATATGTGCTCCGCCCCTCAAATCTCTATCCGAAGTACGCTATCCGTTTGAAAGACAGCGGGAGCGTTTCGTGGACCTATACCGATGCCTGGGAAGACGCAATCACCGTGGACGGCTGGTGGGGCTATCATGGCGACTATACAATCGCCTGGGCAGCCACCGGCGACTCGGTACAAGATGACGGCGGCATCAACGCGACCACGCAAACCATCACGGTCAGTGACATGGATGCGCTGGACGCAAACTATCGCCCGCGTTTTCAGATTGGCATGTGGATCAAAATCGATGACGAATGCATGCGCGTGGTGAATGCCGACGCTGAGACTGACCAGATCACGGTCATTCGCGCTCAGTTGGGCACAACCGCTGCCGTGCATGCCAAGAGCGCAAGCATAACAAGTTATAATGCACAGTATGACATCGCCCAGGCATGTATTGGGCTAACAATCTGGCTCGAACGCAATGATGGCACCGTTGGTGAACAGGTATGGTTTGTTCAGGGTGGGCAAGTGGTGATGAACCAAGCGCCTGCTTATATCGGTGACACCATGAAGGCGTATCGTAAGGCGAAAGTGATTGCGATATGAGTTCAATCTCAGTAACTGAACAACGCACTGGCCTGAGCACGTTTTTCGCTGGCGTAGACGGTATCGAAACCGTGTACCAGCGCTGGCCGCGTGCGTTGCAGAATGACAATCTACCTGCCCTGATTATCCAACTTGGCCCTGCTCAGTACATCAAGAGCGGGCAGGGATATGGCGGGGAAGAATTGATCGTTCGGCGGCAGTGGATGGCCACCATATTCGTCCAGAACGTGACGAAGGGTGACGAGTTCGCTGCTGAAGAAGCCGCTGAAGCGTTCTTGCATGTTGTGCCCGATGCTCTCGCTGCCAAGAAACGCATCAAGACCTCAGTAACAGACGGGTACCGGATGTTCGATGTGGACATTGATGGTGGCAGTGATGAGGGCGTGCGTATGATGCAGTATAACGATCTGAACTATGCGGGGATCGAAGTCTCTTTTTTCACAATCACGGAAGAACCGATCACCCCAACATCAGCCTAAGAGGTAACATCAATGGCAGTTAACGTGAAGAAAATCATTTCCGCTGGGGCAGACATCGCGTTTTATGGGACGCTCGACTCCACGGGGTATTTCATTGGTGGCACGGGCACAGCCCCGGTTGCAGGCGATCAAGACGGTCTGCCCGCGCTGGTGCTTGACGGCATCAAGAACGCTCCGCATACGGTCGTTGAACCCGAAACCGTGAGTGTGACCGGCGACAATACCGTGCTGGGCCAGTTCCAATTCGAGCCTGCGGAACTCGCATCGTTCGTGGTGGAAGTTGGTACTCAGGACTTGACCTTCGAAGCACTGTGCCAGGGCACGTTGGTGCATGACGTGGGCGACCTGAGCATCGGGGTTATCCAACCCGGCGCGGCATCCTATCGTGACATGTGCCTGCTGATCACCGCAGAAGCAAAGTCGCGCGCATCTGGCAGCGTGGGTACTGGCGCATTCCACAGCCTGCTCATTCCGTCCTGCACAATCGCTCCGATGGCTCGTGATGGCTTCCAAGAACGCGCAGAAGCTGCTTTCCGCTACAAGGTACAGGTTAACGCTGTTGACCAGTATCCGTGGGGGCTGGCGCTATCAGCGGGCAACAACGGTACGACCGAAGGGTCTGGTTTCTACATCACCAGCGAGAACCGCATTGCCATCCACGCCTTCACGGGCGATGGCACTGAAGACGAATTCACCCTGGATTATACCCCGGCTGAAGCAAGCGGTGACAAGTGCTTGGTCTATGTCGCGGGCGCGTTGCAAACCTATACCACGGATTACACCGTGAGCACCAGCACAAAAGTCTTGACGTTTGCATCGGGATCACTCCCAGCCAACAACGCCAAGATCGTCGTTGTGTACGAATATACGACCTAACGCAACTCACTGACATAGCATGGTGCATGATTCCAAGATGCACCATGCCCGTCAGCATGGATTGGAGAAGCCATGAATACCTGTTCGGTTACAACTGAACATTACGAAGTCACGTTCAAAAACAGCATCAACAACTCACTGCGATACCGGCGCATGATCGATACCTGGGTGAACGAAAAAGAAGACGCCAGTGGCCTGTGCGTCCAGTTTGCCTATATCGTGAGCCACATCGACAGTTGGAAAGGCAACGTCTGGACTCCGCCTAAGTCTGACACGAAAGCCGCGTTGGACAAGGCGTTTGAGTCGTTTGGGGATGTGTTCAGCCTTGAGCAGTACAACCAGATGAATCAGGCGATCGACAGTCTGCATCGGTCAGGCAAGTCCGACCTGGAAAAGCCTGACGAAGAACTGACTGAGGACGAGCAAGCTGACCCAAACTGATTGAGCGGCGCGAAGCGTTACAGCGGCGCGTCGTAGAGAAAATTAAGCGTCAAGCCCTTGCTGATCTAGGCAAACTTGACGACACCGACGATGATGACGATGGGTTTGACTTTACAGGATTTAACTGGCCAACATCCATCGTTTTCGATACATGGTTTGCGTATAGCAAGTATGGTGTTCTGCCGTTTGCTGGTGGACTACTCGATCAGCCGCAAGAATGGTGGCAAGACATCAAGATATTGCAGACGATCTATAATCAGGCGCATGCGGAAAACAGTCGCCGGTCGCCTGACGACAAGGACTTACTCTAATGCCTACGCGATTTCGAGGATCAACAAGCCAAGCGCAAGATATTGAATTGCTTATGGCCATCGCGGTTGAAAACCCCGAAGAAGCCCAGCGTGAGCTTACCAAGATCACGAAAGAGTTGCAGGCGTCAGAAGTTGTTGCCAAGAATCAAGTCAAGCGGCAAAAAGAATTGCAGGCTCAATATGAGCGGCAATATAAGTCGCTTAAGAAAGAGCAAGAGGTTCGCAAAACCTTACTTGCAAATATCAAAAACGAAGCAACGCGCCGCAACCTGATTGCGCAATCAGAGCGCATTTCGGCTAATCTTGAGCAAGCAATAGAGAAAACCACGCGCGAACGTGAGCAGGTCGAGCGCGGCATAACAAAAAATAAAGCATTGCAGGCTGAGTCCCAGACTAGGATTAGCGCACTGTTGGCCGATGATGTGCAACGTGAAAAAATAATGTTGCAGATCAATCAGAAGCGATCGCGTGCTGCTGAAATCTCTGGTACTGAAGCCAGGTTCTTTGGTGATGTCGAAAGCCGCAGCCGCGCATTGACCGGCGCAATTGGTTATCTTGGCGGAACTGGTATTGAGCGCCAAGCCAATATCGCCAATGAAGTGTTGGCATCGGTTGAGGCGATTGGGTTGCTCAAAGTCGAATTGCCACAAATGACTGCCGTGGCAAAAGATTGGGCCAAAGAAATCGCTAGCAGTATTACCCCAACGATGATTGCTGGCGGCGCAGCAGCGATTGCGTTAGGTGCAGGATTGGCGCTTGCCTACAAAGAAATGACAAACGCGCACAAAAAGCGCGAAGAAGATGCCAAGAAAAACATAACGCTGCTCAAATCCGAGTCAGAAGGCTATGCGCAAGCACTTGAATTGACAACGCAAGGCATTGATGAAGCGGTTGAGGCTCAGCAGCGCCGGGTAGATATTCTATCATCGGAACGCGATAACTTCGCCAAGATTTTAGGATACCGTGAAAAATACAATGAACTTCTCGATAAGCAGGCCCAAGCCGAACAAGATATTGCATTTGCGGCGCAGTCGGGCGCAACGCAAGACTTGCCTGCTCTTGAGCAGGCTCTTGCAGATGTGAACCAGCAAATAGCTGATTTGGCTGAACAGGCTGGGGTTTCAGAGCTATCGGGCGAACTGTTTGAGCAGGCTAAAAATCAAACAAAAGAATATAACACTGAAATTGAAAAGCTGAATCGCGGCACCGAGGGACTAACAGCAGCATATGGCGATGCTATTGTGGTCGCTAACGATGTGGTCGAAGCAGAGCAGCGGCTGGCTGAAGAACGCAAAAAGTTTGCTGATGAAACCCTGGCAGACACTGAGCGGGCCTTGCGCCGTGCTGCTGAATGGCAACAACAGATGCAAACGATTATGCCAAGTGACTTGCCTGGGATTCGCGGTGGACTTGAAACCGACATCATCGTAGCCGAAAACATGCTGACGCTGATTGATGCGCTTGAGCAGGCTGGCAAATATACCAAAGAGCAAGCTGATGCTTTGCGCGAGGAATGGGTTCCAGCCCTAGATGAAGCACGGGCATCCCTGCAACTCTACAACACGGTTGCGACAGATGCCGCCCACAAAAACGAGTTACAGGCGCAGGTACTTGATTTAATCACCGGTAAGGTTGAAGACCTGTTCAACTTCGGTTCGGACGCTGTTGGCGCGCTTGAAGACATCAACAAAATATTCGATAAGGCTGACAAGGATTGGGTGCAGAAGTGGACATCGTTCACCAACGCGGCCCTGGCGCACCAACAGGCGCTTGAAGAAGCGGAAGAAGATCGCGTGCTCACCGTCCAGCGCGCCATTGCTGACTTCGAGCAAGACATGGCCAACCGGCTTGCCGACCATTACATCGAACTGGCCCGCATGGACCAGGACTATTATGAAAAACGCGCTGACATCCTGCAAGACATGGGGGATGAAGATAACAAGCAGCGCCAGAAAGAGCGTGACGAACTCGCTGAACACCTGCTCGACATGGCACGCATGGCTGAAGATCATCGTCGCAAGATGGAAGACATCCAGCGTGAAATGAACATGGGTGTGGAAGATGCGGTTGAAGACCGTAATGTGAGCGCGGCGATTGAGGCTATTCGGCAGGGCAAAGAAGAAATGCGTGCCGAAGAAGAACAGTACGACGTGGAACGCAAGCGCCGCGAAGAAGACTTCCAATTGCGCCTGGACGAAATGGAAGAAATGCGCGATGAGAAGAAAAAGGACTACCAACAGCAGTTGCAAGACCTCAAGCGCAACCATGAACGCCAGCGCCAGGAAAACATTCAGGACTTTTACCGTGAACAGGCGCGCCGTCAACAAGAATTCAACATTCGCCAACAGCGCGAGGCTGAAGACTACCAGCGTCGGATTGATCGCATGGTGCAGCACTTCCAAGAGCAGTTTGGGTTGACCAACTCACACTACGCGAACCTGAACACGATCACTGAATACGGCATGTCGATCATCGAAGATACTGTTGGACAAAGTTTTGCTAACATGGCAAATGCGGCTTATGCTAACAGCGCGCGGCAAGAGCAGTTGGCGTGGGAACAATCGCGTTTGGCTGCCGCAGGGCTGACCTTCACAAACCCGCCTGGTTTTGCTGATGGCGGAAACCCGCCCGTTGGCATGCCAGTGAGGGTTGGTGAGCGCGGGCCTGAATGGGTTACGTTTGGCGCTCCGGCAACAGTGTGGCCGAACGGACAGAATCCCTTCGGACCATCGATGAACTTCACGGCAAATGGTTATCGCCCTGCTGACGCAAAGGCAATGGAAGAAATCTTCAAGCAGCGCATCATCCCGAACATCATTCGGGAAATTAGAAACCGGAGAAACTAAGTGGCCCCGCAACTCAAGATCGCCGCTGAATACAATCAAGTGGGCAGCCTGCTTACCCTCTATGAGATCGATGCGGATGAATTCCGTCGCTACATGGTTGGCGATCCCAAAACGGAGTGGTACGATCACGAGGGCATTGTTTTCGATGGTGAGCGGCACGCGCATCAAATTTCCCTACCGTGGTTCAAGTGGATTATCAGCGGTATTTCGGTGGCGGGCGCAAAGGTGTTGCGTGATGCCTATTGCAAAGGCGCAAGCGCTGAAGTGACCGTGCAAACCTACAACAAAACCGAGAACGACTATTTCATCTACAACGCGATCATGTATCCGCCCGAACCGAATGATCAGGCGTGGGTGTATGGGGGTTGGTCAGGCTATACGATCACCTTCATCAACGCGCAACTGTACAGCGGTTTCAGCGACGGATTTACGATGACCGGATTTGGAGTAAGCTAATGGCAGATACCATTCGCACGCTTTCCGCGCTGCAAACCTTGCTGGCTGATAACACGTCACAAGGCATTTCGCCGCAAGACCTGCGCGATTTCCTGATCACTGCGGTTGGGTATATGTACACTACCGCGCTGAGCGCCAACACAACCCTGGACGCTGACGACCTTGTAGTTCTGGGCACCGGCGGAGCAGGGGGGATCACGTTGACCTTGCCAGCAGCGGCGAGTAGCCAGCACAAAGTCTATGCCGTCAAAAAGGTTGACGACGGTGTGGGCGCGGTGACGCTCGACGGGAACGCCAGTGAAGAAATCGACGGATCAACCACCCATGCCTTGTCCTCACAATACGATGGCGTGATCATTGCATGTGACGGATCAGCATGGCACATCTTGGCTAGCATCTAATGACCGAACTGACCGCACAAGAACAGGCCATTTTGCGTAAGACGAATTACCGCATCAAGCGGTATCTGTCGTTTTGCCCACGCGATATTATATTTCAATGCAAATCCACCGCTCAGTTCGACACGGACTCAAAAACGGGCGGCTGGGTTGCCATTGACTATGATACGGTTTCTATTGGAAACTATGGCGACATCAAGCCTGGAATGACGCTTGACGTGGGTGCGGTTGGTTCTGTGCGTGTTCGTAAGGCGGCCACGGCAAGCAAAATCTATATTGCCGAAACGGGCGGAGGCGATCTGACCGGGCAGGGTTTTGTTGACGATGTGACGATGACGGTGCATAACGAACGGCGCATCTGGCCCAAGTTCCCCTACATGAACAAAACCGCCAGTGGCGATTACTACGACACATTCGATTACACCGTCGATTACGATGTGGATTACACTGACGAAACCGACAACTATCCCCCGATCGCCAATATCACGGGCGATATTGCAGGATTCTCCGACGCGCTCAGCTACGACACTGAGTTTGAAAATCCCGCTACCGGGCTAGTTGATTATTTCGATCTCAACAACGGGGCGGCTTACGCTGAAACCTCATACACCAGCGCA